CACCACACCGCCTCAAACCGCAACGCTGATCCCGACAACGTGGTAGCAATGTGTGTGCGAGGTGTTAACAAGGTGCCCGGACCTTTATACAACTACCTCATCAAACGTGATGGCACCATTGTTAAGTTGACTGCTGAAAACGTAAAAGCTAACCACGCTGGCCGTGGTTTACAATCAGTGTTAACAAGGATGCAACAGAATAATCCTGTTACTGGTGACGCTACAAGCCCCGGTAAAGTTAGTGCTAACTCTCGTTTAATAGGTGTTTCAATTATTAACGACGGGTTAGGAGAAGATGTACCCGAGGCACAGATGGACGCACTTGTAGAGTTGTGCGCTTTTCTGTGCGACGGGCATAAATGGAATCCTGACTGTGCAGTTATAGGGCACAAAGAATGGACTTCACGTAAAGTCGATCCTTCATTTTCAATGAGCGAACTGCGGGGAATGATACAACGACGTATGGTTACTAGCAGTCCTGTAATGACTTTACCTAAAGAACCAGAAGATGGGCTTGTCCCATTCCCCGGAACACTTCGTAAAGGCTCACGTAGTCAAGCAGTTGTCCATGTTCAACGAGTAGTAGGAGCTTTAGCCGACGGGATATTTGGGCGTGGTACACTCGCCAAAGTAAAACAATGGCAACGAGTTAAAGGACTTGTTGCAGATGGCATCGTTGGCCCAAAGACTTGGGCGGCAATGCAGATACGGAGACAAGAAGTTGTTCAACCAGCGTTTTATTAAAGATACTTTAGAGCGTGCTGTTGCTACATTCGCTCAGGCATGGGTAGCAGCTATGGCAGTACCCGGTCCAGATTGGATGGACGCATTAAAAGTTGCAGGAGTGGCTGCTCTTGTAGCTATTGGCAAAGGTATAGCTGCTCGTAAAGTTGGTGACCCCGAAACGGCATCAATTACTAGTTAGAAATGAGGCTGTTCGGTGACGCAGTATCGTCAGGCGGGGGTTGATTATAGAGCATCTGGAGTAGCGTACGGCGCTCCTATGGTCATGACTCCTGCGGTGATTGCTGCCACCGCAACAGTTTTAGATGAAGTAAATGTTCAATACCGTGAATCCGGTTTAACGTATAGAAACAGTTACACTTACAGCCAACCTCAAACAGGTCTTGGAACAGTCATTGTTTCTCCTGACGCTGTTGCATGTACGACTAGTTTTTCTGCAACACCGTCTGTTCCAGCGACAGTTACACCAGCGACAGTTGCTTGTCCTGTTGTAATTGTTCCACAGGTAACTGCCAATGTAATCGTCTTGCACGCTGGCATAGAGGTGTCAGGTACTATACCTAGTCCTACATTGTTAGCGACTGCGACACCGGCTGCTGTGGCGCCTCAGGCAACATTGCCTGCTATTACGTTGTTTATTACGGTTGATGCGACACCTAGTGTTGTTGCAGCTGTAGCAACAATGCCATCAGAAACACCGAGTGGTAATTACACAGCAGTTGTAGATGAAATTGCTGGGAGTACAACTGTTGGTGCAGAACAAATGTACCGTTTAGTAGATATACCTACAGAAAACATTGTGCCATCAGTCGGTTTACCTGAAGACGCTACCCCTGCTGGGTATGCGCTTATGCGTCATTTCCAACCCGGCCCACGGGGAGATAACATATTTATTGTTAACGAGACAACTGTGCAATCTTATTTGCCAAGTGATTGGGGAACAGTCACAAGGTGGATATACGGAGGGCACGAAAGTCCTAAAGATTTAACAGAGTCAGAGCAAACTGTTTTAGTAGCAGCCGGATATTCGTTCAGGGTAGGTCCAGAATAATGCCAATTTATGTTTACCGTTGTCTTGATTGTGGTTTATCACATGACATCCGTCACGGGTTTAACGAAACCTATGACGGTACTTGCGAAGCCTGCCAAGGAGTAGTTCGCAAATACTTCGGTGAAGTACATATAGCTGCATCAGCTACCCCAACAAGAGGCACACACGATGGCAAAGAAATTAATTGGGGTGCAACTAAAGCTAAAGAAAAATCTAAAGCAGAAGATATGGCAGCTTACAAACGGCTTAGGGCTGAAGGGATACAACCCAAAGGCATTGACGGGTCTGCACATATGGAAAAACATGCAGGTACTAAATGGGAAGCACAAGCAGGAACTGTATTAACGGGAAACCGAAGCGATATTAAACGTAAAGAACGTGCTTTAAATGACGTTCTTGGGAGTACGTAATGACAACGGCACAAGATTGGATCGACGACACAAGAGACATGCTTCTGTCAGGGTATGTAGAAGAGCTACTTCTTTTAGCTTCCAACATATCCAGTACAACTGCGACTGCTATTGAAATAACTGGCGCAGGCGATTCAGGCATAGTGCCGGGTGTAATTATAGAAATCAATATGGAAGCCATGTACGTCACGGCTGTTGCTGGTTCAACGGTAAACGTTATTCGTGGCTACGGCGGATCAACCGCAGCATCACATACAGCTAGTGACATTTGCAGAGTGTCTCCAAAGTTTCCTACATACAGAATCTTTGATGCACTTAACAATGATCTACGTGATTTAACGTCACCAGACAATGGCATTTTTCAAATGAAAAGCCTGCAAAGTATTACTTATAACGCTGCTAAACAAGGTTACGACTTAACTGGATTAACCAGTGAAGAAGTCCAATCAATTTATTCTATTACTTACGCTGACCCTGTATCAGTAGAAGCAAGAGAACCGAGCATACGGAAATGGGAACTAAAACGAGATAGAGCTACTGGTTCTTTTGCTAGTGGGTTAGCTTTAGTTCTTTACCAACAAGCATTCCCCGGTAAAAAACTAAACGTAAGTTACAAATCACCTTTAACCTTGCTTACATCTACAGCAAGTACTAAAGCTTCAACAGGGCTACTAGACACATCATATGACTTACCACCTCTTGGCGCTGCTGTGGCTTTATTAGTGAGCACACCTGTACGTCGAGAGTTTATTGATGCACAAGGAAGCTCACGACGAGCAGAAGAAGTACCGCCCGGAGCTATATCAGCGTCAATAAGAGACTTATCTGCACGAAGAGATAACCGGATAGCTGCGGAAGCACAACGTTTACACGCTATGTACCCACCACAAAGGTCATAACGTGGCATTTAACTCCGAACTTCTTCCAATAGAACTAAATGGTGTGTCGTATGCAATAGATACAGAACTGTACCGACGCACAACAGTTCCTGTTTCTCGACAACAACGAGACAACAGCAAAGAAGCAGGAGAAAACACCCTCGACACAACCGGTGCATGGGTCAGATCACAAACAGACTGGTCATACGGCGCAGGTCAACTTTATTTAGATAAAGAAGATTCAGATAGACGACGCTTTTATTCTTCACAAGGTGTAGATGTCTGGACTAGAGGCCAAATTACATTACTACCCATAACAGAAGACGCAGCTTCATCATTAACATTAGGGACAGGTGACCTCACAGTTAAACGTTTTGTAGCTACCGATGGAACTGAATACATTTATCTTGTATCAGACTCAAATGTTTTTTACAGCAGCAACAACGGAACAAGCTGGGCAACATTCAGTGTTACTAACAACGTAACAAGTATTACATCCGATGGGACATCTGTTTACATTGGACGAGAAACAACTAACACTCCGCTCAAAGCGACGTTAGGAAGCAGCACAACCGCTGCATATGGAGCATTAACACCAGACATTTTAGCTGTCGTAGCTGGTCGCATGATCGGTGCAGACGCAAACTCAATTTTTGAACTAGATAGCTCAGGTGCAAAAGTAAGTTCCTCGTTAGACTTTTCGTTTTCATTAACATCAACAACATGGGTAGACGTAACAGCTGCATCAAACGGTATTTACGCAGCAGCAAACGCTGACAACACAGGATCGTTGTACCAGATAGGTGTTAACAACACAGACGGCACACTAATTTCACCTACAATCGCAGCTTCGCTACCACGTAATGAATCTATTAACGCAATTATTTCTTACGCAGGGCTAATTGGAATAGCAACAAGTGTTGGATTTCGTTTAGCTTTAATAGACCAAAACTCAGGTGGTTTAACTTTAGGACCAGCTATAGACACAGGCGGAGAAGCTTACTCATTAGAAGCTGACGGCAAATTCATGTGGTTCGGGACAGACAACGCACAGGTATACCGTGTTGACCTCTCCCGTTTCACAGAAATACTTGTACCTGCATATGCTTCAGACCTACAAATGTCAGGATCAGTAGCAGCAGGAGACAAAGTAACTTCTATAACTCGTTTAAATAACTCTGGTAATCCTAAATTATTTCTTGCTGTAAACAAAAACTCAGGAGCCGGAGTCTTATTTAGAGAAAGTTACACCGGAGTAAAAGTAGCGTCTGGTGAATTAATAGTCGGCGAATGCATGTGGTCAACTGTTGTACCAAAACTTTTACGATCAGGCGTAATCGATCTTGACCGCTCACAATACGAAAGATCTAAAACTGCATACAGGAAAGCAAGCACTGGATACGTAGACGCTAGTACCACGTATACCCTTGGTGCTGAAACAACAACTGCCGCAGGGAAAATAAGATTAAAAGCAGTTAACAGACAAAACACTGCTGCTTACATACCTAGCCAAACAGGAACACTTACAACCGGTAACGCAGAAACATTTGTATTCCCAACAGATGAATCAACAGCAGTTTCTTATGATCTAACCGTAGAGTTAGAACGAGCAGCTTCCCCTACTACATCATCACCTATCTGCCATGACTGGCAAATGACAGCCGTCGCTGTTCCTCGACGCATAGACGAAATTATTCTTCCTGTCTTTTTAAAACGAGAAGTAAGAACAGCACGTGGGTCAGGCATTAACCAAACACTTGCAGCAAAAACAACTTTCGATTCTCTTAGATCTTTAATGGAAAGCGGTCAAGCTATTAGCTACAAAGAAGGCGACCGCACAGAAACCGTAACTATAGAAAGATTAGAAATGCAACCGGAACGCCTATCCGATGACGGCGGTTGGTGGGAAGGTACTCTATTAATTAGGTTATTAACTGTACCTAGTTAGTGGTGGGGAATGGCTAAAGTTCTTTTCTTTGACATCGAGACAGCACCGAACTTGTCTTATGTGTGGGGTCAATGGCAGCAAGACGTTATCCAACACGACCGAGAATGGTACATGATTTGTTTCTCATACAAATGGGAACACCAAAAAAAGACACACGTTGTATCGTTAACCGACTTTGATCTTTATAAAAAAGACCGTGAAAATGATTTAGAAGTAAGTAAAAAACTTTGGGAATTATTTGACGAAGCAGACATAGTTATTGGTCACAACTCAGACGCATTCGATATTAAAAAAGCAAACGCACGATTCGTTTACCACAACTTAGGACCAACAACCTATTACCAATCTGTTGACACACTTAAAATAGCTCGACGGTTTTTTAAATTTAATAGCAACAAGCTCGGCCATCTAGGAGAAACCCTTGGACTTGGTAGTAAAGAATCAACAGGAGGATTTGAAACGTGGGAAGGCTGCATGAAAGGCGACGCTAAAGCATGGGCAGTAATGAAAAAATACGCCAAACAAGATGTCGATTTATTAGTCGATGTTTACGAACGCTTGCGTCCGTGGGCTACAAGCCATCCAAATAGAAACGTTATCGACGGAACTACTTTCGCTTGCCCAACGTGCGGCAGCAACCGACTGGTTAAGCGTGGCGTTAGGCGGACACGCACAATGAGCTACCAACAGTACCAATGCTCCCGCTGTAAAGCGTACTGTCGTGAACGTATTGCGCAACAAAATGATCGCCCCGAAGTAGTTTAAAAATTGTACCTAGCAGGCAATCGACCTTCAGGCTGCGCTATCCATTTTTTATAACGTGTCTTACAAATATCACACCGACACTTACCAAGCACATAAGTAGCAATATATCCATGCTTAGTAAAATCCTTGCGCTGCCAAATGGTATGCCCAAGGTCGTCGATCTTCATTAGTAATCTTCAGGGTTAGATGCATCATCCTTAAATAGTTCAGCGATACGCATGGCTTCTTCTTTACTGCGAAACCATTCACGTATTTGGCTATCACATATGACGGCGTATCCTTGGATACTTAGTCCAGCGCCGATCCGTGCAGGTACTTGTTTGACTGTTACATCCATCGCTTTTCTCCAATCACGATGTCCGTAATTTATTTTACCACGGAAAGTAGCAGGCAGGGTGCCTTAGAGGGAAAGGAGAGGAAACTCCAAGGCACCCTGACCTTATTCTAAGGACCGACGTAACTCTTGGAGCCGCTTTATATTCTCTTCTAGACTTAAAGATTCCTGCACATTGGCATCTAACTGGGCACGAGTAGTCTCGCTGTCAGCAACATTAGTCATCGAACGAGCCGCTTTCGCCACAGCTTTCTCATCAGCGCAGCGCCGCAACGCTGTTTCGAAAGCCGTATCGGTGAACGCCCACGTGATCTGTAAAGCTTCGTAACATTCTTCTAATGTCCATCCTGCAAGTTGAGCAGTTTCAACTAACTTACGAATCCGTTCTGGTTTAACACCGAAAGGTTTACGATCAAGTTCTTTCCACCATTTATTCAACATGGCTGTCGGGTTCAGCCACACTACCTCTCCCACGCATTCTCTCCTTAATTAGTTGCGCGAATGTGTGCATCTCCATAACAACGTATGCACCACCTGTTCCAAAATTACGTCGTTTAACTAACGCAGCAGCAAACGTAGCGTCAGCGTTAAGACGTTCTTGTTCAGTTTCTTTCATAATCTGAGACAAAGATGAGAGGGCATCCTTCCTGTTTTTGCATTCAAATACAAACTCAGGGAGGTCGAGGCAACGGATGTCCCCTACATCTTTAGTCCCAGTCAAAGGCAACCGCATAAATTCATGTTTGGTATAGCCTTCGAGATAACGTACACACTCGGTTTCCCAAGCGGTCCCCTTCTGTTTAGCTTTACTCATCGGCCTCAGACTGACGGGGCAAATAGATCTCACCGTCATGTTCAACCATCTCTAAGTAATTATTAACAGAAGTCTGCAACACATACGACTGTGCCTGCATCAACTTATTATTTTCATCAAGCATTCCTGCCGGATGACTTTCAAATGCTTCGACCATTCTTAAAGAATGTAATTCTAAACGATCAGCAAATTCAGCGGGCACAACTACGGTAAGAATCCGTAAGCTCTCTGATAACACGGGGACCATAATACTTTCTTCTTCCATCAAAAAGGTTCCTGATCGTCAGCGAATGCAGCTTGGACAGTTTCAACTGCCTGTTTTGCAACACTACCACGATCAGAACCCTTTGGATACCAGCGCCATGACGGCCCACCTTCGTCCGCATACAAGCAAAGCTTTGTACGCTTTTCACCTTCTTTAGTTTCCCATTGGTCTTGTTTCATGCGACCTATAAACATGACACGAGAACCTTTAGGTATTTCAGAAATGCGTTCAGCTAAATCACCAAAGCATTTAACGTCATACCAATCTGTTTCTTTACTGTCATCACGACCACGTGTAACAGCAACAGGCACAGTCACAAACGCATTACCGCTTTGGGCATAACGCAACGTGATATCAGCACCAACGTTACCTGCAATAGAAATATTACTCATCTACTTCTTCCTCTCGTTTACTGAGAATATTTGCGAGAACATAGTTCCCATCGTGTTTATGCCAGAGATGCAAGCCTAAGCCCAACCTCATAGCACATCTTTTAATACCGTCCGAAGCACAAGCTTTTAATCTTGCTCCGTCTGTCTTCCAGTTGTTTGGATTTTCGCACTCACCAACCTCTTGTATCGAGGTAGTTCGTCCATCAACATCAACAGTAAGAGTACAAAGGCAACCAGTAACAGTACCATCAGCATCCCTAACAACATCATCAATATGAAAATCATACGGTCCTAGTATTCCTAGCAAAAACTGAGTAACAATTCCATGTGGAACGTAAGCCGCTGAGAACTTACCGGGTTTGGTTTCAATAAATTTGTCTGGAAATGGTACAGCTAACTTAGTTAATTGACTCATCAGTCTCCTTTGTGACTAAATCAATAATGTCTAATATGTTCACGTCACCGTGTTGTTCGCAGATGTCGTAGTACGGGCAGTAATTACATTCCCAAGGGACTTCAAACTCTTCCCAATAAGAACGTGAACCTTCCGGTACAACACCAGTTTGCAAATATGCTTTTGCCATTCGAGCATGGTCTTCTAAAAAATACGTAGTAGCTGTACTAATTGACGTTCCACTTTCATCAAACGATTCGTGGATCTCGTATAGCCATTCGACCATATCTCCTGCACGAGCGCTGTCTTTCCAACGCCCCGGCGTAGCATCAGTACAGATGTAAACTAAATGTATTTTTTTTATGCCTAACCCTAAAGCATATGCACATGCTTGGAACAAGTGCTCTTCTTTAGGCCCTTCATTACGTGCTTTACGAAACCCGTAGTTTCGCATTGTTTTAATTTCTAAAACTGTGTCATTGTAAACACCGTCAGCATGACCAGACGTTAAACACTTAGGAATACTCACCTCAACTTCACACTCAAAGTTAGGCACTCGTTCCTTAAACGCTGCTTGCACATGCTCATGCATAGTGTTGCCAATTTC